TCGGGGTGCCCAACGCAGTGCATTACACCTGCAATCTCACTGAGATTGTATCTACCTACCAGAGGAGCTGTACCGCCCTTGTCACCACCAGCTACACGAAGACGGGAGAGCTCGTTCAAAGTTCCGAACGGGTTCTACCGGCAAATATCTTGGCCTCTCCCTAACGGGGGGCCAATTTATTCGCAGTCTTTGCGTACGCCTGGTGGTCTGATTAAGGGGACACAGGTAACTGTGTCGGAGGGGCACCCCTTTAAGCACCAACGTGGTGCAAACCAAGGGGACATTGGAGGAGATTTCTTCACGCAGAGGAACTATGTAAAAGGAACCAGTTTGGTTCCCCAACATATGAACCTCGTCGTGCCGAACTCGGGCGGTTATAGAAGACAGTATATCTATGACGGCCCTATCCTCCCTTGTGCACCCGAACGACTTGGTTTCCCAGGGGGTCTGTCGCTAGATACTAGCCGACTAGACCCTATAGGAGCCACAGCCGTTGCAAGGTGCAAGCCCACTAATTCAGTCGCTGAGCTGTCTACCGCACTGGGTGAACTCTACAAGGATAAACTTCCGGCTTTGCCGGGAGTTCCCTCGTGGAGAACTAGGACCAATGTCGCCAAAAAGGCAGGCAATGAATTCCTAGGTATCCAGTTCGGCTGGCTTCCCCTCGTGAGTGACGTAAAGAATGTCATTCACGGTGTCAAACATGCTGATGAAATTCTAAATCAGTATGTTAAAGACTCGGGGAAGGTGGTGCGACGCTCATACGACTTCCCGGTACAAAGGTCTACGACAACCGTAAATTACGGGCAACAGGTACCATATTTGATACCTGACGCAAGTGATTTTTACGATTTCGGAAACCTTGGGAACATGATTGGGACGCATAAAACCGTCACCAGACGTTGGTTCAGAGGTGCATTCACTTATCATATCCCTTCCGAAGTTCTCGGAGGAGGTAAGATGGGCGAGTACGCCAATTACGCCAAGAGAATTCTTGGCCTGGACCTGTCTCCAGAAGTTCTCTGGAATCTTGCTCCCTGGAGCTGGGCCATTGATTGGTTTTCAAATACGGGAGATGTAATTTCTAATCTCTCGGATTTTGCCACCGATGGTCTGGTTATGCGGTATGGGTACGTGATGGAACATACCATCCAAGAAAGTACCTATACCCTCACTAAAACGGGGCTTAGAGCTCCGGTTAGTGTGCCTCCTTTTGTAATGGTCACTGAGACCAAGATCAGAAGAAGGGCTAACCCCTTTGGTTTTGGCACAACATGGCAAGGTTTGTCACCTCGCCAGCTTGCCATAACCGTTGCTCTCGGACTTACTCGAGGGTAACAGGCAGTAATACACTGCTGGAAACCACCAAGGCCGTCGAGAGACGGTCAGCAAAGGAGCACGCCTAATGGCGTTCACAGACCCCCAGTCCGTCACGATCTCGGGTACGGCAATCAGCCTTCCCCGTGTCTCCACGGGAAAGAACGAAAGCCAGTACACGAGTGCGGACGGTCTGGTGACCCTCAGCGCATCCTCCGTCTACGGACGGCGGACGCGCCGGGTCCTCAGGTTGGACCATAGCAAGCTGACCGCGGATCCGTTTATCCCAGCTCAGAACACGAAGGTTTCGATGTCAAATTACATCGTCTTCGACGTGCCTGTGGCAGGATACACGAACACCGAGGCCCTTGCCGTTTACGCGGGCTTTAAGGCCCAGTTCACGGCAACTTCCGACGCCCTCATCACCAAGCTTCTTGGCGGTGAGTCGTAGCAACGGCTCCTCTTCTGTGGATTTCGATCCACCGATGAGGAACCAACGCTCTAAGCGGAAGGAGTTCACGCTACCGTTTATTTTGGGCATATGTTCTATGTCCATTATAACGCTAACGTGGGCTGCTTTCTTGGTCTACGTAGCAGCCCGATTGGGTCTATTCGACCTTCTCGGGTTTGGTTCATCGTATACCGATTGTTCGGTCTCCGCGAGCCAATATTGCTGCGTATCTGAGAACACTTTAGGCTAGGAGTTACCACCTCTATTTAAGGAGGGCTAACTGAAAAGCCTATTGTTGCTCTGGAAGGAGATGGCCAATGAGTCGGCCATCAGATGTTGCACTAGCGCCACCAAGGACTTTAAAACAGTCCTTTTTCGG